ACTTCTAATAATAACAACAACAACAACAACGGGTCCGCAGGCACGACTCTTTCAGGCGGTCAGACGAGTTTAGGTCAGGTATCTCAGACGGGACAGTATGCGGGTGACGGGTATGTTTGGGTTCAGAATGACGGCACCAATGCATTAACGCGGATAGCGGTCGATGGGGATGAGTTTGATAACAACCTCGGTACTGACGTTATAATGGGCGGTACATCCAATAACAATGTAAAAGAGGTCATTGCGGATGTTTCGTTGAACGAGGGGACGGCGTTTGCGGGATCGGCTGCGTCTGCAACGGACGGAAATCTCCTTAATCTAGTGACGGACGGCACTACTGGAGCCAGTGACAGTTACGCGGATCAGGTTGGTGCAGTCGATTACACTCCTGCTGTACTTTATGACTCCACTCAAACGGGCGCGGCTAATGAGGCTTTACGGGAGGCGAAAGAGGCTGCGGAAGCATCGGCTGCGGCACTAGCTAAAGCACAAGCGGATTTAAAGGCACAACAGGCGGCACTAGCTGCTGAACCCGCCGTGGCGCAACCTGGGGATTTAGCTATACCCGAGGTTACGACTACGGCGTTAGATGGCACACCTCTTTTAACTGTTGACGAGATTAATGCGTTAGCGACGGAAGCTATAGACGCTGCGCCTAATTATACGTTTACACCTACGGGAGGTCCGGGCACCTTTGCTCCTGGCGCATTACCTGCCGGAGACCCAGATGCCCTCGATCCGAGGGGCGATCAGATTGTGTCACCTACTGGCACTGGAACAGGTATTACATCTACAGTATCACCTACTGGCACTGGCACGGGAACAGACACAAACCCAAGGATTGGATATGAATCTGGTCAGGATGTCTTACAATCTAGCGCAGATTATCTAACAGGATTAGATGGCAGTGGTCCGAACACCGTGGGTCAAGTTGGTAATGAATTTTATGGTGGAGGTACGAACACCTCTGTTGGAGCCAATGACACTACAGAGGCGTTGCTCAATCTTACAGCGGGTATCGGTGCGGGAAATGTTGGACTAGACGAAGCGATTGCTACATCAAAGTTATTAGCAGGCGAAGATCTTACGGATGACGACATAACTGCGTTGATGCCTCCTTCAACTGGTGGAGACGAAACAGTAGGCGGTTTTACAGAAGCGGGATTAGCGGACGAAGTAGCTAAGTATACAGGAAGTGCCGCAACGGATTCGGATTCGGAACCGGGTGCCTTGTACCAGAACATCATAGGTTATGGAGAGGTAGACACTCCAGGGGAGAGACTTGGTCAGTTTATCAATGACCTTGGTGCTTCAGCGGGGTCAGGATTTTTAACGGGGCCAGTGGCTCAAGGTCTTCAAGGTCTTGGTTTATACGCAGATGAAGTCATTGAAAATGTAACAGGTGCCTTTAGTCCTACAGATCCAAACGCACCTCAACTTGGTTATGACCCTATTTTAAGCAATCAAGGCTATGGCCCAGGTCAGGTTGATCCTGCATTGGCTCAAGCTGCTGCTGCGATTCGTGATCAAAATGCTGCTCAAGCTGCTGCTGCAAATCAGGTTACAACTGTATCCGACTTTTTAGCTCCCGCTGTTTCTACGATTACAGGCTATGGAGATCAGGTTGGAGACTTAATGTCGCCACAGATGCAAGAACGTGTTGAGAAATACGCGACAGCGGATCCAAATACTACTTTTAAAGATATTTTCACAGGAAATGTTAAGTCTGTAAGTGGTGAGCCGATTACCACGGATATCCCTGCGTTGATTGTTCGAGGCGGTGAGGATCTTTATGACGTTGTTGGTGATGTTTTATTAGGCGGCTTGGCGAAAAAAGGATTAGGGTTAGTGTTTGCATCATCCGCAGCAGAAGGTGCGGCAAGCTCAAATACGGAAGCACAGGATAGAATCTCGCAGGCTATCTCAGATGGCACGGTAGATGTGCAGGCACTGGCGGATAAGAAGTACGGTGGCGATACTGCATTAGCGGAGCAAGCGATGCGAGATGCCGCAACTGAGATTTCCTTGGTTACAGCAGGTCCGATTGCGGGTGCGGGGGACGCGGCTCTAGCTCTTGGGCTTGGTTACACAGGAATCCCAGGTGTACTTGGTAAAGCGCCTGCGGTTGTTCAGGCTCCATTTAAACTTGGTGGCGCAGGAATCTCTGGCGGTTTGACCGAGGGCGGAGAGCAGGTTGGTACGAACTTGGCGTTTAATGTAGGCACAGGTTTGAATACAGATTTAAGTATGGGCGTTCCGGCTCAAATGGTTCAAGGCACGATTGGTCAAGGTGTAAGTTCGACTCCAAATGTTGCTTCTTCATTAGACATGGGCAAAACAGTTGATCCAAACACCTTTGTCCCAACAGGCGCAACAGTGGGTCAGCCTGCGCAAAGTCCTCCAAATGTACAGTCAGCATATGAAGAAGCCGCAGAGTCAATGGCAGAGGCCGGAATTAGTAATGTCGGGGATGTAAGCGGTGCAACAGCCATGGAAGCAATGGCTGCACAGGAGATCATTAACGACTTAGTTGCTACAACAGGTGGTGTAGATCAGAATGTTCTGAAAAATTTACAGGGATCAACAGGTCTTACAATGGATGAACTAGGACAGATGATTGCAAATGCAGGAGTTAGAAAAGTTGGTTCTGAGACTATTCCAGTAGACATCCCCGCTGCACCTACATCGAATGCACTAATCGATGAGGCCACAGGTATTGGCGGTGGAAGTAACATTCAGGTTATTCCTAACGCGAATGGAACTACTACCTTGATTAATAATAATACAGGTGCTCAAGCAGAGGTTGATGCTAACGAGGATCTTGATAATGCGATTCAAGTATTTGATGAGACAACAACAGCTATTGATGACCAAACAACTACTTTACGTGAGGAGGCAGCGACTGAAGGGGCGAATTTAAATACAGATACTGACGTAGCAGAGGTTGTTGAAGTAGCAGATGACACTGACAACGATCAGCAATTAGAATTGGGCTTGGATGACACAACGGAAGTCGAAATAGCGGACGATACGACAGATGACACAACGGACGATACAACAGCCGAAGCAGAGACACTTGAGAACACTGAGGTTGAAATAGCGGACGATACGACAGATGACACAACGGACGATACGACAGATGACACAACAGACGATACGACAGATGACACAACGGACGACACGAAAACCGATGTAGACACTACCACGGATACTAATGTTACTACGTTGATTACAACTGATCAGCCTCCAGAAGATATTGTTGAGTTAGAAGAAGAGGATGTTGAGGACGAAGTTGAAGAACCAATGGATGTCTTGGTTCCACCGATTACCACAACAGATAAGGATGGAAACACGATTACTGAGTGTCCTGAAGGGTATACGATGATCCAAACAGCAAGTGGTCCGATGTGTCAGAAAACGGTTTCTTCGGCTCGTCAACGAGCGGGAGCGGGAACAAGAGCTTACACAGGATTGGCGGGTAATGTTGGACGGGCAAGTCCAGGTCAACGTCGTAAAACTGTAACCTCAACACGTCGGGTGAGACCAACAACACGTAGCGCATGAACTTACAAACCTTACCAGAAGAAGCCTTAAAGGAGATTCTGGCTTTAACAGAGGCCAAGAAACGGCTTGATTTGAGGGAACAAGCCTCGAACAAGTTCATGCCGTTTGCTCATCATGTGTATGAAAACTTCATTGAAGGGCGACATCACAGGATTATTGCAGAAAAACTGGAACAAGTGGCGCAAGGAAAGCTCAAACGGCTGATTATCAACATGCCACCGCGTCATTCTAAGTCTGAATTTGCAAGTTTCCTGATGCCTGCATGGTTTTTGGGACGGAATCCGAAGCTCAAAATTATTCAGGCCACGCACAATACGGAACTAGCGGTACGTTTTGGACGCAAGGTTCGAGATCTTATAGACGATCCACAATATAAAGACATCTTTCCTGATACTAATCTGAAAGAAGACAACAAGGGAGCGGGAAAATGGCAAACGGACAAAGGTGGTGAGTATTTTGCGGCAGGTGTTGGGGCTGCGGTTACTGGTCGTGGTGCGGACTTGTTTGTCATTGACGACCCTCACTCGGAACAGGACGCTCTGAGCGAGAGCGCATTCGACAATGCGTATGAATGGTACACTTCTGGTCCCCGTCAGCGTCTCCAACCGGGCGGTGCGATCATAATTGTTATGACAAGATGGGGAAAAAAGGACTTGACAGGCCGTTTAATGGCTGCACAGGGCGGTGATGTCATGGCAGATCAGTGGGAAGTGGTGGAATTTCCTGCAATTATGCCGTCAGACGAACCATTGTGGCCTGAGTTCTGGGAAAAAGATGCATTGTTGTCTATCAAAGCGTCGTTGCCTGTACAAAAATGGAACGCACAGTGGCAACAAACGCCAACAAGTTCTGATTCTGCGATTATCAAGCGGGATTGGTGGCAACCGTGGGAAAAAGAAGAGATTCCCCCTGTAAAATACATCATACAGTCCTACGATACGGCGTTTTCCAAGAAAGAATCCGCCGATTACAGCGCGATTACGACATGGGGCGTGTTTGAACCAGACGAAGGTGGGGCAGATAATCTGATTTTGATGGACGCACGGCGAGGGCGGTGGAATTTTCCTGAACTTAAAGAGGTGGCGTATGAAGAACACGAATACTGGGAGCCAGACATGGTTGTGGTCGAAGCGAAAGCGACGGGTACACCGCTCATTGACGAGTTGCGGCTACGCGGTATTCCGGCACTTGGCTTTTCACCTGGCAAAGGTAAGGATAAAATAACCAGAATGCACATGGTTGCACCATTGTTCGAAGCAGGTGTAGTATGGGCACCAATAGACAAAAAATTTGCTGACGAAGTTATAGAAGAAGTAGTTTCATTTCCTAATGGCGATCATGATGACTTTTGTGATAGTATGACGTTAGCATTAATGCGTTTTCGGCAGGGCGGGTTTATATCTCTGCAAGGAGAAAACGATGAACACGACGAGTACCGTCCTAAACGGGAGTATTACTAATGGCATTGCCACCGATTGTAGATACAGGAATAAAACCTGAAGACATGTTACCGACAGATGCATCGGTAAATGTGTCAGTACCACAGCCTGAAACCTTTGATGGAGGGGCAGAAGTTATACCTGATGGACAAGGTGGCGCGATTGTGCAAGCTTTGGCAGAAGCTCTTGTGGGCGCACAGCAAGAACCACAGGTTCCACATAATGCTAACTTAGCGGAGTTATTAGATGATGGGTATCTTGGAGAAATTTCGTCGGATCTTAGAGGGTCTTACGAAGATGATTTGGAGTCTCGTTCTGAGTGGGAAGAGACTTATACAAAAGGCTTGGATCAGCTTGGTGTCAAGCATGAAGAGCGTAGTCAGCCGTTTGAAGGCGCTTCTGGGGTCACGCACCCGCTAATTGCAGAGAGTGTCACACAGTTTCAAGCACAAGCTTACAAAGAACTATTACCATCTGGTGGTCCAGTAAAAACACAAGTCTTGGGTTTACAAGACGCAGAAAGAGAAGAACAAGCCAGTCGTGTAAAAAACTTCATGAACTACCAGATTATGGAGGTCATGGAAGAGTTTGATCCAGACATGGATCAGTTGCTATTCTATTTACCGCTATCTGGTTCTACATTTAAGAAAGTATATTTTGACGAAGCGAAACAAAGGGCTGTATCTAAATTCGTTCCGGCGCAGGATCTGGTTGTACCTTATGCTGCATCGGATCTGGCGACTGCTTCTCGTGTTACGCATGTTCTTCGCATGGATGCGAATGAAGTTCGTAAGATGCAAATCGCAGGGTTCTACAGGGATGTAGAACTAAGCAAGTATGAAGAGGGTGAAGACGAGGTTCGTCAGAAGATAGACGAGATACAAGGCACATCTAAAACATACACAGACGAAGTATTCACTATTTTGGAGATGCATGTCGATCTAGACCTTGAGGGTTTTGAGGATATGTCTCCAAACGGAGAGCCAACAGGAATAGCACTTCCTTACATTGTTACGATTGATGAAGGATCTGGAAAGATTTTAGGTATACGTCGTAACTTTGAAGAGGGCACAGGGTTAGCAAAAAAGATACAATACTTCGTACACTACAAGTTTATGCCAGGTCTGGGCTTTTATGGCTTTGGTCTGATTCACATGATTGGTGGTCTTGGTCGTGCGGCAACGAGTATCCTTCGACAACTGATCGATGCGGGTACACTTGCTAATCTCCCGGCAGGATTCAAGGCTAGGGGCGTAAGGGTTCGCAATGATGACGAGCCGTTACAACCGGGTGAGTGGCGGGACATAGATGCACCGGGTGGCAACATACGGGATGCGATTATACCGCTGCCGTACAAAGAACCATCAGGAACCCTCGCACAGCTTCTAGGAGCACTCATAGAGGGCGGAAGACGTTTTGTTTCACTAGCAGACCAACAAACGGGGGATGGCAACACAGCGGCTCCTGTGGGCACTACAGTGGCTATGCTAGAGCGCGGCATGAAAGTTATGTCAGCGATACACAAAAGGTTACACTATTCGCAACGTCAGGAGTTTCGTGTATTAGCACGGATCTTCAAAGATAACTTGCCCCCAGAGTACCCGTATGATGTTGAGGGTGGTAATCGTATGATCAAGGCGGAAGACTTTGACAATCGCGTGGATGTCATTCCTGTCAGCGATCCGAATATATTCTCAATGGCGCAGCGTGTTACGTTGGCTCAGACTCAGTTGCAGCTTGCGCAATCTAACCCTCAGTTGCACAATCTGCACTCGGCATATCGTAGGATGTATCAGGCGCTCGAAGTCCAGAATATCGACGAGATACTACCCCCACCTCCGCAGCCGAAGCCACTTGACCCCGCCATTGAGAATGCCCGTGCGTTGATGGGCGAGATCTTGAATACGTTCCCAGAGCAAGATCACGATATACACATCCGTATACACATGGCGTTTATGAAGACACCACTTGTCATGACTTCGCCACAAGTTATGGGTACGTTCTACTCACATATCATGGAACACGTTTCTCAGAAAGCGAGAAATATGGTCATGCAAGAGATACAAAGCATAATCTCTCAAGCAGAACTTGCAGCGCAAAGTGGAGCTATAGATCCGCAGGCTGCACAGCAGCAGATCATGCAAGTGCAGCAAGATATGCAGGATCCGGCGCAGATGGAGTCGTTGATTTCATTGCAAATGGAAAAACTCATGGCTGAAGTTTTACCTGGACTGTTGCCAACGGGTAACAGCCCTATGGATGATCCTTTGGTTCAGATCCGTATGCAAGAGCTTGCACTGAAACAGGAAGACTTACAGCGTAAGAAAGAAGACGATCAAGGTCAGTTGCTGATTGAGTTACAGAAAATGCAGCAACGTGCCGCCACAGATGCTGCTCGTATGGAGAGTCAAGAAGAGATTGCCCAGAATCGTAATGATGTAAATCGTGAACGCATTGACGTGCAGCGTCAGGCGGCGCAACGGAGGGGATAATGGATCCCGTATCTTGCGTTGCATTAGCGACAGGGGCGTATAAAACGCTGAAAGCTGCTATAAGCACGGGCAAGGATCTTCAAGACATGACAGGAACTTTGTCCCAGTGGGGCAAGGCTTTCTCTGACTTTAGTAACTTAGAAGAAAGAGAAAAGAACCCTCCGTTTTGGAAGAAAACATTCAAGGGATCGGACGAAGAAACTGCTTTAGAAATTTTTGCAAATAAAAAGAAAATGGAACAGATGAGAGCAGAGATCAAGGATCATATCTCATGGAACTATGGGCCGAGTGCTTGGAAAGAAGTCCTGCAAATAGAAGCAGATATGCGTCGAAAAAGAAAACAAGAGCTATACAGAAAACAAGAACAGATAGACGCCATGATAAATTTTGCAATTGGCGCTGCAATATTCGTAGTGAGTGGAGGTATCTTGTTTGTTATCTTTTACTATTTAGGTAAGTGGCAAGGTAGGTGGTAGATGTGGGTATTGCTCTGGTTACAGGTAATTAGTGGCAGCTTTGACCATTACCACGTAGGTAGTTACTCTAGTGAAGAAGCCTGTAAAGTTTCACAAAAAGAAGCTAAAGTATTGGTAACTAACCAAAATTCTAAAGTGGTGTGTATAAAAATTGAACGGTGATATTAATCGAGCGGCGTGGAAAATACATTGTATATGACAAACAAGGAAAGGTTGTTATAATCACTCGTGACAAAAACGTGGCGATTGCACATGCGAGGTCAAAGAAATGACAGAGTTTGAAAAAGCAGATTTAAATAACAACGGCGTTATAGAGAAAGCAGAGTGGAACAAGATTGCTCTGGAAGACAGACGACTTGAGATGATTGATAGAGATCTCAAGCGTAATGCAGAAAGACGGTTTACTGGTTTTGCACTAGCAGGGATGTTGATCTACCCGTTCATCATATTGCTTGCTTCGGTTCTTGGATTTGACAAAGCGGCAAGTCTGATAACAGATATAGCAAGTGTATATGTCATAGCTGCTTCTGGGGTGGTTGCAGCTTTTATGGGTTTTAATGCTTACAGCGCAAAGGCTGAGAGCAAGAAGACCGCTATACAGATGGAGGAAAATTAATGTTACAGTCATTTATAGGGCCGATAGCCAATCTAGCGGGAAGTTGGCTTGATGCAAAGTCACAAGCACAAGCTGCAAGTGCAAAATTAAAACTCACAGAAGCAGAAGCCAAAGCTAAGATTATGCTTAGTAAAGAGACTTCAGTTGCTGACTGGGAACGCATCATGGCGCAGGGTTCTCAATCGAGTTGGAAGGACGAATATTTTGTAATTATTTTAAGTATTCCATTAATTTTGTGTTGGATTCCAGGTGCAGAGGGTTGGGTTGATCGTGGTTTTGAACAGCTTTCCAAAGC